TTAAGTTTTCATAAGCATTTCTTAATATAAGTTATTGATTTACAGACGATTAAATGTTAATTTAACGCAGCATTGTAGAAGTAACTACTCAGCACCCCTATGGGCATGAGTAATCGTCTTACTGTTGTACTACAGCAAGAATTGCATTGAATTTCGAATTTCCGTTCTTCATAGCAGTTTCAGCGATGGAGTGCAGCTTGGCAAAATCATCGGCACCGCTGTCAGTACGGAAGCAACCGCTGACCTTCTGCTTTATCTTGATTTTCCTAACTCCCCGTTCACTGGCATTGTTCTCATAAGGCACACTTGGATTGGAGAGAAAGGTGAACAGGTAGTCTTTGACTTTAAGGATACCTCTCTTGAATTTCTCAAACTCGTTATCTAAATGCGTGAGGCTTTCACCCAAGAGGTTCTTCATCTTAGTCTTCAGTACTTTTATCTTTCTAGAGGTAATGTTGCCCTCTCTTCTGAGATTTATAGAGTGTTCTATCAGTTGGATGAATCTCCGTGACCAGTTCTGGTTTGAATCCAATTCGTTCAGATACTCTGCATTCCTAAGGAGATGAGCCAGACAGACCTGATGATCCTTAACATTCATCTTGAAGTAGCTCTGGTGTCTGTCTGTCACAAGTGTCGAATAGGGAAGTCCCATTGGAAACTTGGAATCTATGGCCTTCTGACCTCGCGATTCTGACTGGAACACGTATGTAAGCAGGTCGTTCTGGAATATCCAGTTCCAATGCAGATGCTTTCCTACCGCAGCACCTGTTTCATCGGCTCCTACGACAGACGCAGTTTCCAGCCTCTTGCGTATTTCCTCGTATGCACTATCTGCCTTGCCGCTATTCTCTTTGAGTATGTTCTGCACTGTTCCCTCACTTATATTCTGGCCGGACAGGTCGGATATAAGTTCTGCAATCCTTTTGAACGGAATACACTGCACTACATTGAGGTATGTCACCAGTGCACGGAGGTTGTCACCATACTTGATACGACAGTTGGGAGCTTCGCAGTTGTTTACGCAACCGCATTCACAGACCTTCTCGTAATACTGTTCCTCACAGGTCTCTACGACCACCTTGATATCAACAATCTGTGTCTTACGGATTTTCTGGCATGGTATATCAATCAAGAGCCGACCACAGCATTTACAATAGACTGGTTCGTGCTTTACAATTACGTCTGGTTCTGCAATAGTCTGTAGTGTGTGCCCCTTGTGGCCAGGCTGTCCACCGCTCGGCTTTCCGCTTGGCTTGCGAAGAGACTTTGTCCTGCGCTGCTCACGAGAAGCGATACTTTCTTGGGATGGAGGGATACTGCTGTTGCTGCTGTTTTTCTCGGGCTTCCCTGGGGTACTTAACGTATCGTCAGCAGCTTCTTCGAGTTCATTGATGCGCTCTTTAGCAACGGCAAGTTCTGTCTTTAGATTATGTATCTCTACGTCCTTCTGGTTAATGACACGATTGAGGCGTCCGATCTCCTCTGTCTTCTCGGAGTCGGACTTCTCAAGTTTGCGCAGACGCTGGTTTATCTGGCGCAAAACAACATCTATGTCAGTACAGTCGCTTGCCATTTTTTGGTGCAAAGATAAGCATTTTTCTCCACATGGCAAAATCACGATTTACATCCCTTAACGCAGACTTTTGACTTGCGGAAAATGCAAAAACGTATCTCCTGCCAGATAAATTGTTGAAGGGCGATAATAGCCAAAGGAGACTTGCTGGCAGCATCACCGAAAAAGAACTCGCAAAATGAGCTGTTTTAAACAACCTACGTCCTCACCGACTCAATCATTAAAGAGTTTGTAATGATGATGAAAATAAACAAAATCAAGTTTATGCTTTATTAACGAGAAGTTTTCTATAGGGGTGCTGAGTAGTTACCTATGGTTTGCAGATTGTTAAAAATTTGGTAAAAATCGCAGGTTTTGCCCCGGTAACTATCAAAATGGTGGCAGCTATAAGTTATGGCACGCAAAGCGATAATATCCAAGCTACCTATACAATCCCAGTGCAGAAAGCAACAGGTACAAGTTATCGTGTTACCATCATGGCAGGAGATAACAAGGGCTTTGTTATTACCGACAAGGGCGGTAGTTGCGTTTTAAAGGCGATGACATACCAGAACTACGAGGAAATCACCAAAGATTTAACCTACGTGTGGGAGAAGATGGGAGCCAGTGGTTGGGAGGTAATCAACGGCCAAACCGCCCAGACGCTTACAGTGTCAGGCAGCAGTATAGACACATACGGCGAGTATCGAGTAACTGTTAATCGTAGTGGCGTTGAAATCGGTAAGGACATACAGGGCGTTATGGACGCATCCGACCCCTACGACATCGACGCACGCCCGACACCGGAAGACGAAGCGATAAGCGAAGATGAGAGCGGCAACGGCAAAGTAACCTATACGCCGTGGATCGTCAAGCGTGGAACGAACACCCAAGCAATCAAAGACGCTAAGTTTTTCTTTGTTGTGAAAGATGCAGCAGGTGTTTATCTGAATAGCAAACAAGATATGAGCACAGCGGTTGCAAGCTATGCCGTAACACGTGATATGTGTTTGCAAAGTGGTGGAGACATCAGCGTAACAATAACATCAGAGAGTTAAGCAGCCTATGGGAGTGTCAGTAACAAGAATAGTTAAGTTTATACGCAAGGGAAAGGGCGTAATTGTCGCCCAATCCCGAAACGTATATAACTATACCTACAAGGAGTGGACGCAGTTCTACGGACTTAGTGGGCGGTCAGTCAATTGGGACGGAATCATAAATGTATCTGATTTTTCCGTAGGTGACACAATGGTTATTAATGGCACGGTATCGGACAAAAAAAGTATTACCATCAGTCTTTACGCTAAAGTAACGGCAATCGACACAAACCGGGCTATAATAACGGCTCAATCACTATACTACATTGCAAGTGGTGAGAATGGAGAAGACGGAAACGACGGCGTGGACGCAATAACCATTGATATATCGCCGGAGAACATTTTGCACAAGAAAGCCACAACCAAATCAACCTATAAAGTCAATATTAAAGTGTATAGAGGTGATACCGCCCTATCATACGGAGACGATGGTTTTAGTTGTTCGGGGTTGGCTACTATGGTATCGGGGTTTTCTTACAAAGGCAGTCTAAGCGGAAACGTCTATACATACGATATTTCGATAGAGGCTAACAAGGCCCCTAATACGAGCATCAGAGTCACAATTAAGGTTGGAAACAAAACCTTTACCCGAAATATAAAGATAAATACTGTAGCCGATGGGCAGACTGGAGCCAAAGGCGACAGAGGCCCGGCACTACGAGGCCCACAAGCGTGGAGCGATTGCACCGTAGGCTATGTGTTCCAATCAGGTGCAAGCGGCGAGGAGTACAAGGACTTAGTTTTGTATGGTGGCTACTATTATTCTTGCATTAAATCGCACACCAAGACTGCAAGCAACAACCCAGGAAGTGCAACCGATACCAATAGCGGACTTTGGAAGTTGGCTGACCCGGTGGAAATTGTGGCTACAAAGATACTGTTAGCGCAGTATGCTTTAGTCAAAAATTTGGGTGTGGAGGCTATCGACATGAAAGATGCCGACGGTAATATTATCTTTCAGGCGAAAGACGGCAACGTTACTTGCAATAGCGGTACGTTCACAAATGGCACGTTCACAAATGTAAAAGTTATCGGCTCAATACGAAATCCGTTCAATTTGGCTAATGATAGCTTTGATGTTGATTACAGCGATAATGTGGCTATGCTTAGTAGCGGAGGCGGTTGGTTAGATGCCTATTCTATGCCGTGGGACGTAAGCCAGAATGGAAGACGACTAAGCATTGTAAACTACAGATGGGGCAGCACGATGGCGCAAGGTCAAGCAGCTATTAGTGCGCCGAGGGGCAAATACTTCTTTGAGGACGGAATCCAAAAAAGCGAGTTAAAAGTTAGCCGTGAAATTGTGGAAATGATAGGCTACGGCACTACTACGGAGTTCTACGGTTGGATTGTGCTAAATCGCATTGACTTAATGACAAGTCAAAAGTATGGGCATTGTTTAAAGGCTTTGGCATTTGGCACGGTATCGGGCGGAAACAGTAGTAGCAGCACATCAATAACAAGCAATACGTTTGATGGCAGCAAACTAACGGCGTCCCGACAATCTGAAGGACTTTACCGGGTATTTTTTCCGAGTACGTGGTTTACCTATACAAGTAATTGCCGTGTAATATTAACCGGACGAGGTGTATGCTATGGTGCGAGTAGCCCAGTAAAAGCCACTATGCACTCATTGGGTAACGGTTACTTTGATGTAGTCGTATCAGACGATGCAAGCCGAAACGATGGCAGCTTTGATTTTATAATTTATAATGGATCAGATTTTGACATATTAAAATAGTAGTAATTATGGCAGTAAAGAAAACAAAAAAGTTGAGCGGTCAGGCAACAGTAACGACCATCAACACAAACCAGAAAATTCCGGTAACGGATGCAAACGGTAAGGTTACGCTTATTTCATTGGCGAACCTCAAAACCGCTTTGTTGGCAGGTATGAACCTTAACGGCTTATACGATGGTATCTTTATCATGTATCACCGTAAGAGCGATAATTACCCACTCATGGTTAAGCCTCATAAGTGGACATCGTTACAGAACAGCGGCGAAATTGCCGACGGCGTGGTAGTTGTCGAGGGCGGCAAAATCTTAGTCGTAGCCCCTACCGAATCAACTTCTAAACTAACGTGGAGTAGCGCAGCTATCAGCGGAGGCGGTACGACAACAACCGATCGTGTCACAGCGATGAACGATTGGAACGGTAAGGCGAACACGGCGACTACAATCAAGGCAAGCAAAGCCGATGCAATCACCAATACGGCGCAGTATGCACCGGGCTACTGCAATCTGTATAGCCGTGCCAACGCTAACGGCAAGGGTTTGACAGCAGGTAAATGGTGGTTGCCATCGTTGGGCGAAATGTTTATGATTTACGCCAACATGACAAAAATCAATTATGCTTTGTCCCTGATTACCGGAGCCACACAGTTAGTCGAAGATTGGTATTGGACTTCTACCGAGTACAGTGCTACCGGCGCATGGAATCTGTACCTCGGCGGCGGTTATACGGACGGTTGGTTCACTAAGGCCAGCTTCACGAGCAGAGTTAGGGCAGTGTCAGCATTTATTAGTTAGTTCTTAATATCTTAGTCTTTAACCTTTAGGTACGGCGAAAGCCGTACCATTATAAGGCAATTTAATAAACAAGCAATGGCGGTAAAATTAGTTTCAAGTACAAAGATTTATTTAGATGCACGAAAGTTGTTAGACATCATTTTGGATATAGTACCCAATTTCCCACGTGCCTACAAATTCACCATCGGGGCAAAGCTGCAAGAAATTGGCGTTAATCTGATGCAGGAGATAGCAGCGGCGTACATCAATAAAGACAAGTCCGAGACAGTAAAGCACCTAACCGAGTTTCAGGCAGAGTTTGAGACAATGAAAACGCTAATGAGAATTGCCGGAGAAAGGGAGTGGATAAAAGGCAGAGGAAAGTTTGCAAGTATCATCGAGTTAATGGACGAAATAGGTAAACAATCGTCAGCGTGGAAAAACAAAGTAGTTAATACGCTTTGTAGCCAGAATCGGAATGTTACGACAGACCGAGAGCGCAGTTTTCCGTAATAAATGGGGTTTATGCCGTCATTTACGGCTAAGAACAAGATAATAAACCACAGATTGCGGCCACCGAGAACAGTGCTACCAACGCATGGAATCTGAACCTCAACGACGGTAATACGAACAATTGGAACACTAAGGCCAGCAACACGAACAGAGTTAGGGCAGTGTCAGCACTATTTACAGAAGACAGAAACGTGACAAATGATAATATACAATGGTAACGACAGAGTGGCTTTTAGATGCTTACTTTGATTGCCGTCATAGCAAAAGACGAACAGCGAGTGCAGTAATTTACGAAATGGACTACGAAAGCCGTTTGATTGCTTTGCGTGATAGAATCAATAACCGGACGTACCAACCCGGTAAGTCTATTTGCTTTGTCGTAACACGCCCAAGATACAGAGAGGTATTTGCAGCATCCTTTGAGGATAGAATCGTACACCACTACATAGCTTTGCGCCTAACGCCACTATTTGAGGAAATATTTAGCGAGCGTACATTTAATTGTAGGAAAGGCAAAGGGCAGCTTTATGGTATTAATACACTGAAAGAAGATATAAGGCAGTGCAGCAATAATTATACGGAAGATTGCCACATTATGAAACTTGACTTAAAAGGTTTCTTTATGAGCATCGACAAAAAGTTATTGTCTGAAATGGTAGATCGTTTTATAGTCAGGTACTACAAGGGCGAAGACATAGACGATTTGCGCTACCTTTGCCGTGTCGTTATTTTGCACAGCCCAGAAAAGAATTGTGAACGGCACAGTCCTTTGAGCTATTGGGAGAAGTTGGATAAGAACAAATCACTATTTACAAATGGTGAGGGTAAGGGCGTAGCCATCGGCAACCTGTTTGCCCAGATATTCGCAAACTTCTTACTTAATACGCTTGATTGGTATATCGAGAATGAGGGTATAAAACATCATGGCAGGTATGTGGACGACTTCTATTGCATCCATAAGGACAAAGAAAAGCTATTGGCGTTAATGCCTAAGATACGTGAGCTATTAGCCAAGTTAGGTTTACGACTGAATGAGAAAAAGTTTTATTTGCAACATTACAGCAAAGGCGTGGAGTTTACCGGGTCAATAGTCAAACCCGGACGTGTCTATACCTGTAACAGAACAATAACAAACTTTGTCGCAGCGGTCAGACGGCTAAACAAGGCTAACAACGAGCGTCAGGTATTACACGCAGTATGTAGTATCAACTCATATTTAGGTTTGCTACGGCATACCAACGAATACGCCACACGTCGCAAGGTGTTAAACATGATTGAGCCGCACGTATTCAAAGAATATGTGTACATCAAAGGGCACTACGAGGTATTGGCAATTAAGAACAAACATAAATTGAGGTATCAAACAATGCAGAGAATTAGAAATGGCGACTACTGATAAAGCACCCATTACCCTATCATCCGATAGGTTGGATATGGACTTATTTAGATTGCTACTTACAAGATATGTAGTAGTGACCGAGCAGCGAGACGGAAAAGTGATTTATGAACTTAACAGCATCGAGCACCATGCAGGTAATTGAAATAGTAGTATCGGTTATTACCGCTTTGGGCGGTTGGGAAATGATTAAATATGTGATGAATCGAAAGACCAACCGCCGAAAGGAGGAAGCCGAGGCCGACAACGTAGAATTTAACGTTTTGCGTGAGGCTATGGACTTTTTGCAAACTCAACTCAAAGATAAAGAGCAACGATTTGCGGAGCAGACCGATTTAGTGAGAAAGCAGAATTTAGATATTTTGCAGCTCAACAAGGAAAAGGCGCAGTTAGAATTAGACCTACAACGCTATAAGTGTGTAATTAAGGGTTGCATTAAACGTGACCCACAAAATGGTTATTAATATGAGAAAGATTAATGAGATCATCGTACATTGTACGGCAACCGCCGAGGGTAAGGACTTTAAGGCGGCAGACATTGACCGATGGCACAAGGCTAAAGGTTGGAATGGAATTGGCTACCATCATGTAGTAGATTTGGACGGAACGGTAGAACCAGGCCGACCAGAAAGCGAGGTTGGGGCACATTGCCTGAAGCACAACACAAATAGTATTGGTGTAGTGTATGTGGGCGGTTTGGCATCCGATGGTAAGACACCAAAGGACACCCGAACACCACAGCAAAAGGCGGCTTTGGTAAAGTTGCTTACAGAGTTAAAGCACCGTTACCCTATTGCCACGATCCACGGACACCGAGACTTTGCAGCCAAGGCGTGCCCATCGTTCGACGCTACAAAAGAGTACAAAGACATTAAGTAATAAGCCGATGAAGAAGTTTATAACTATCTGTATGTGCCTGTTAGCCCTGTTTGGGCTGATAGGCTGCAAGACGACGAAAAAGGCGGTATCGGAATCATCCACAACTACAAGAGAGGAAACCGACACCACCAAGTTAGCAACCGATAGCATCCACGTAGGTACTATCAAAGCCGATAACCGGACCACGCTAACGTATTTTTGCGATTGGGGGTATATCGAGTTTGCCAATAACGGCGGTACGCTCACGATCGACACTTTGGGCAACCTGAAAGCCGATGGCGTTAAGTCATACCAACACGGCAAGAAAGCCGCCCAGAAGAAAGCCGAGAGTATCACCCAGAGCAAGGACAGCACCGACACCCATAAGCTGCAAGCAAATGGGGTGCAGAGCCGAGACAAGCAACAAGCAAACAGAGAGCCACAGAAACAAGGCGTGAAAGCCTTAAAATGGTATCAGCGTACAATTTACCATATTGGCTTTTTATGTTGCGTAGCGGCGATTATTTACGCTATATTCTTATATCTACGGAGAAAAAAATAAAATCTGTTTTCTTAATAGTGCAAGCCCGGAGCCGACCGAGAGGTTAGCCCGGGCGATTTGCTTTACCCAATACGTAGTCAATCACTTTGCGGTTTGCTTCGTCTATTTTATCACGGCTAAACTTTATATACACACCTGTAACCTTTGCGCCGTGTGAATGCCCCAAAGCCTCACTGATAGTATCTTTAGGTATATCCAAGTCGGCGGCATACGTAGCCCAGGAATAACGTGCCCAGTACAAAGATAACCCCTTTTCCAAAGGTTGCATTTCTTTGCGATGGTTCCCGGTAAAAACAAAGTTACCGTTATCATCCAACCGGGCAGGGCCTATTTTAGCCAGAGCGTTATTAACGCTACCCTGTAAGGCTTTATAGTCTTTGTACCTATCAAAGCAGCGTATAAGGTGCTTTTTGCCCTTATAGCGGTTTATTATCTCCATTGCTTCCGGCTCAATCTTAATGCTATATAGTTTATTTGTTTTGTGTCGGCGGTATTCCAAGCGACCATTAACGATGCTATCTAACGTGCAGTCGGCAAGATCAACCGTATTAATGCCTATCAGGTAAAAGGTAAGCATGAACAAATCACGATATTCAGGATAAAGCCCCTGTAATGGTAAGTCTAATAGTTGCCTCATTTTCTCTATTGGCAAATCCCTCATACGAGTTTCTTCTATCTTAATACGGTAGTGCCTGAAAGGGTCATTAGTCGTTATATCGTGGTCTATTGCCCAGTTAAACGCACGCTTAATAGCTTTCATGTATGCCGCTTTCGTATTAACGGATAGCCCCGACATTGACACGTAGAAATCATCTAACCACGTAGTCGTTATTTGCTCAAAGTGCAGCTTTGCCGGATCATAGCCAAATGCCTGTATCTTTAACGATGCACTTTTGGTTATTCCCTTAGTGCGATCGGCACGCCCCTCACACATAGACGAAAATACGTCACTAAGTGTAGGTACATCAATGGTGGGCTTTTCCAATTCCAAGTCGGTAAGCATTTGTTTGATTTGCCTACGTGATAATTTCGGCCATTGCCCAGTCTCCTTTAATTCCATGATGCGATTAGTAACCGTAGCGAGCATAGAGACAAGGGCGGCGTTAATACGCCGTGCCCCTTTACCGATGTATTGTTGTGTCCGGGCATCCCACTCACCAACCGAGGCATAGACACCAGTACCAAGATAGATGTTAGTGCCGTGCCCTACTATAATCTGGATTGGGTACGTACCATCTTTTAGCGCCCTACGAACATCTAAGCGAAAACGAGATTTTGCCATAAACCAGACTTAAAAATTTGCTGAAAATTTGCTGATTTTTGCGCCTAAACCTACCAAAACACACCACATTTCACCCATTTTTAGGGGTTTGGCGCAGTAGAAAAACCCCATTTTAGGGCTGATTATCAGGCGTTTGGCTATTAGAGCCGTGTTACCACTTAATAATCCCATTTCTTTCTTATTTAATTAATTATCAATTAGTTACGTATTTGCTATTTTCTTTTATCTAGAGTTTCAAGCCTGACTTTCCCAAGGCACCATAAACCACCTTGGCAACCAGAGGTTTGCTCGACTCCACATTCATGCCATGGCCCAAACGTCCATAGATAAATGGAACCTCGAGACCTTTGATACAATAGTGAGTAATATCGGCCACCAGATCGATGTTATCAATATCAAACTCACCATCTTCTCTTCCTTCGGCATAAATTCTTCTGAGAATCTCTATTTCGTCTTCATCGAAGTTCTTTCTTGCCTTCTCAACCATCCAGATATTCCGAAAGAACTCAGCACGGAGGTTACCGTTTCTTACAACCGTTTCCTTGATCATACTGAGGTGAGTATAGATAAGCTCGATGATTTTATCCTGTGGACGCATCTTGCAATTAGCAACCTCGTCCAACTTGTCCGAAAGACGCTCCAACTCTGATTCTATCACCGCGTAATAGACATCCTCCTTCCTACTGAAATAAGTATAAAGCGTACGTCTACCCTTACCAGAAGCTACAGCAATATCATTCATTGTAGTATTTGCTATACCATTCTTGGCAAAGAGTTGTCGTGCGACATCTACCAGTTTTTGTCTTGTTTTGGATACTGACATATTGAAGCCCTTCCTTTTTTATTAATTGCACATAAAAATATTATTGTGCAAAAGTAGCACTTTAATTCGAATTAAACAAATATTTAATGTTAAATTAATAAATTAGGGCATAAAAAAATCGGATAAGATGTTGTTTCCCAACTTCTTACCCGATCATTGTTGCGGCGGCAGGACTGATGACAAGCCTACTACCGCCGGATAAGATTTTAGATGCCCAATATCATAACCAACACATTAATAATATGATATACCTTATTATATATAGGGGAGAAAAGAACTAAAAAAAATCAGTAAGCACTAATTTTCGTTTGAATTTAGTCCTTTTTATCCTTACTTTCGAGAAGTTTTATATAATTCTCCAATGTATTGATGCGTTTATCCTTTTCCTGGATTAACTCTTTGAGATACTGGGTCTCCATTTTACTATTGTTAATCCTAACATTCGAGAGAACATTATTAGAGCCAATGACTTCTCCCGTCTTTTTCGTGGCCCACTCGGGAGTGGTAAAGAAGTCATCCATCGAGCACTTGAGTACATCACGCATACGCTCAAGGGTATTGCAAGTGACACTCGTTGCCGTTTCAACATGATACAAGCCAGTTGATTTTCCCTGAAAAACCTGTTCTTCGAACTGTTTCTTGGTTAAACCAGCTTCTGCTATTAACTTTCTGAGTACCTGACCGTTATACATAACAACACAATTTAATTAATAATATTTAACTAATATCTATTAGTATTTTTACTAAAAGATATTAGCGTTTTCTAATTTTTATTTGTAACTTTGCAACAAAGTTAATAATAATATTTGAAATATGAAAGAAAATATGCAAAAAAGTGATGAAAAAAATTCATTGCGCGAATGGTACAACGAGATTCCTCGTAACAAGCGCAACAAGTTCATTTTGGCTCTGCAGCTGAAATTCGGCATGTCGGCATCAGGCATCTACGACAAGATCAAGAAGAACAACTGGTTGCCATACCAGCGTGAGATGGTAGATGAGGTTATCAACGAGGGTAAATGGGAGAAGTAAATGGGAAAGATGACTATCAAGTGCAACAGCGAACAGCTGAAGTACATCCAGAAGGACTTCGAGGACGCTAGCGTTCCGGTCGATATGTCGTACGGACCTTTCCATAAAGGCAAATCTGAGGTTAATCTTTTCTACGATGACGCTGAAGACGGAATTGTAGAAGGAATTGTTAAATATAGAATGAGAAACAATGAAAAGAAAGGTTAAAACTATGTCTATAGAGGATGCCATCAAGGAAAAATTCCCTGATGCTACTATATATGAAGTTAGAAACGACCGTTTTGGCAAATGTATATTAGGTGTAGTTCCCACCAAAGATGGGAAAGATCATATTGTCGAATGGGATAAAACCGGGAATGCTTCCGAATGTGAGGTAGGCGGTAGAGACTTCCGGGAAATCAGATGGAACGAAGAGGAGCAGCGACCAGAATACATCCACACCAAGCTACTTCTCCACGACGATAGATTTAACGTACAAGTAGATGCCTCCAAGTAAATGTCTAAGCTGCCCAATAGGGGTGAACTGTATCAACGGAAGATACTGCCCCCTATTTCGCAGATATATAGAGCATAGCTCTGAACCACTCGGATGTACACCTGAAAAAATAAACGAATATGAAAGCAATAATGACACTGGAATCAGGGTATAAGGCTATCATAGATTTCCTTACCCCCCCCCACTACGTAAAAGATTCGAGACACAAGCGGAATTCGAAAGCCGCATTCTCTCAGAAATCAACCTATCTCAGCCAAATGCTGTCAACAAAGCCGTAAAGCTACATATCCTAAGGCATTAAGGCTATCGGCAGCAAGTATTTTGTTTTGAGCCTGCAAACATTTATCTTTGCAGGCAGTTTTTAAAGGAAAAGAAATATGATCAAAGCAGAACAGATTTACCAGGCAACCGATGACGGACTGGACATAATCATCGCATTATACCCGGAAGCCAAAGAATGCGTGCAGAAATACTGCACAGGAACGCCCAAGAAGCACTTTGCCATCCGAAAGGAGAATACCCCATCGTGTTCCCTGAAGAAGTACAAGGAATGCTGGAGAGTAACAGACTTTGGAGGCGAAGGAAATGCAGAATCTCCTATCGATCTCTATATGAAGGAGAAGAATATCGACCGTTTCCCTGATGCCATCCTTCGCCTGGCAGCAGAGTATAACGTTACCGATGAGCTCAAGAAGGATGTAAACAAGCCTACTTTTGCAGAACGTGATGCCACCATCGATGAGAAAGATGGTACCCGCATCTTTGAACTCAATGATAAATTCACGGAAGATGAACTGAAGGTTCTTGGCCCAAACGTGAAGCAGGAACATGTGGATGCCCTAAACTGGCATTCAGCCAAATGGATTGGATATGTCAAAGACCGCAAGGTCAAGATCAAATACAGCAATGAGCACTACCCTATCTTCATGCGTGAGTGCCTGGTTTCTCCAGCTGAAGGAGAGAAACCGGAAGTAAAATTCTACAAGATATACGAACCGCTCAACTTCAGCAAACAGTGGAGATTCTCATATACTCCTGATGGTGTCAAGCCTAAGAAGTACATCAATGGTCTGGCTGAGCTCAAGAAAGCATACCATGAGTTCAACGCCAAGGAGATGGCTGAATTCAACAAGACCAACGTCGATGAATCGAAGGTCTATAAAGAACAGAAACTTCCTGAAGCATTCATCTGCAGCGGCGAACGAGATAGCCTCTGCTGCAAGTCTCTCGGTTATCACCCTCTATGGTTCAACTCTGAGACCTATAAGCTCAGCGAGGAGGAATACAGAGAAATCATGAAGTATGTGGAAGTACTCTATAATATACCGGACATCGACGAGACCGGTATCTCCAAGGGAACGGAACTTGCCCTGCGCTACATTGACATACATACAATCTGGCTGCCACAATGGCTCAGGACCTACCACGACAACCGAGGAAAAGGCCGCAAGGATCTCCGTGACTGGATGGAGCTGCGCAATACCCGCAAGGACTTCCGCAACCTGATGACGCTGGCCATGCCTGCCCGTTTCTGGGTGAGCAAGCTCAACAAGAAGTCCAACACCTGGGACCACTACATCGATACTGCGTGCCTCTACAATTTCCTTCGCCTTAACGGTTTCTACACGCTCCACGACGAGAACTCCACCATCACGAAGTATGTAAGAATCACCGGTAACATCGTGAAGCTCATCACCACAAGAGATATCCGTGAGTTCTGCCGACAATGGGTCATCGACAGAGCAGAAAAGCGAGATATTCTCAACCTGGTATTGAATACCCCGAAGCTCTCCAGCGCTGCGCTCGATTCACTCCAGGAAATAACGCTTGACTTCACCAACTACACCAATCATTCACAGCTGTTCTTCTTCCCTCGTGTCAGCATAGAGGTAACCAAGGATGGTCTGATTGAGTATCAGCGTGAAGGAAGCTCGCTCAAGAACTACGTATGGCAGGAGAACGTCATCGATCATAACTTCAAGAAGCTCGATGATATGTTCACCATCACGCGCACCATCGATGAGGATGGCAGACCGAAGTTTGATATCGAGGTCAAGAACGTGAGTTCTCACTTCTTTGGCTATCTGATCAACGCCTCACGCACCTACTGGCGCAAGGAACTGGAATACAACTTCGAGGAGAGAAGCGTTGATGAGAAAGAAGCATATCATAAGGCTCACCTATTCGATATCGCAGGTGAAGGCCTGACCGATGTCGAGATTGCCGAACAGAAACAGAACCTCATCAACAAGATATTCACATTCGGGTATATGCTTCATCATTACAAGTCTCCTTCACGAGCATGGGCGCCTATGGCCATGGACAACAAAATCGGTGAAGACAACGAATGCAACGGCCGTTCGGGTAAGAGTTTCTTCTTCAAGACACTCTCTTTGCTGATGAAGACCGTTAAGCTGTCCGGTAGAAACCCGAAGCTGATGGACAACCCTCATGTCTTCGACCAGGTAACCCAGCACACTCAGATGCTGCTGCTCGATGACTGTGACCGGTATCTCAACACAGGACTCTTCTATGATAATATTACTTCAGATATGACTGTAAACCCAAAGAACAACCAGAGCTTCACTATACCTTTCGAGGATAGCCCGAAAATTGCCTTCACTACTAATTATGTGCCGGCAGATTTCGATCCGTCTTCAGAGGCGAGATTGCTGTATATGGTGTTCTCAGACTATTATCATCAGCGCACGGAGGATAATGACTACCAGGAGACCAGAAGCATCAGAGATGACTTCGACAAGGATCTGTTTTCCAAGACCTATTCTGAGGCCGAATGGAACGCAGATATCAACTTCTTCCTGCAATGCTGCCGCTTCTACATATCTCTCGTGGGAGAACCCGTAAAGATACTTCCACCTATGGAGAATATCGTTAAGCGCAAGTTTAAAGCTGATATGGGTGTAAACTTCGAGGATTGGGCCAGTTCTTATTTCTCTGAGGAGAGTGGAAGACTCGACGAGTTTGTCGTAAGAGAAAAGGCATTTACAGACTTCAAACAGTTCTCTGGCCTTAACAAAGCAACGACACAGAGCTTTACCAAGAAGCTGAAGGCATTTGTGGAGCTATGCCCATACATTGAAGCCCTGAACCCGGATGACCTCTGTAACAGCCAGCATCGCATTATCAGAAGAGATCCAGCGCATCCTGATGGAAGCCCGGTTGAGATGATTTATCTCAGAAGCAAGAAGAGTGATTCTCCAAAAGAAGAAACTCAAGCAAAAAAGGGTGATTATCAATCGACAATCGACTGGAGCAAGATAGATACTAATAGTAACGAACCTTTCTAACCCCCTACATATATAATAGGGTATATAGCCCCAAGTTATAGTGCAAAGGTACAAAAAATATCTGAATTATGCAAATATTTTCGGCAAAATTTTCAAGCGAAATTCGCTGATTTTTATATTTCTTTTCTCATGTTACGAGGGAGTGATGAGCATCTGTTCATCGCTCCCTTTTTCGTCTTCACCAGGTATGGCCAGCCCTGCCCGACAGGCTCATTTTAGCCCTTTTCCCCCGCCTACCGCTGTTTTCCCCACTCCCCTTTCTTATTTATTATACAAATCTTTTGTAACTCTGTAACAGAATGTTAGTAAGAAGGTATAAATAACTAGAAAAGAGGGGGTTAAATCCAATTTTGGACGTTTACAAAGTTGCGTTACAACTTAGTTACAAACTTTTAGGAGTTTGTAACAAACCATTTTTGTATCAGCGGCTTACTTCTTCATATAGGTTATGTTACAACTTTGTTTTGGCCCACTTTTTTGTATCTGAAAAATGTATCAAGAAAACAGCGCTGATTATCAGAGAGTTATAAAGCCAAAGTTACACGATACAAAAATACAAACTTTTCGGACGAAATTACATCACATCAAATTTACTAAGAAATATTAGCTTTTTACTAATAATTATTAGTTATCTCAATTTTTATTTGTATCTTTGCCGAAAAATGGCATATGAATAGAGTAGTTTACATCAAGGTGCCTGCTCATATCAGGCAATGGGCATACCACAGTTATGGAAATCCAATTATTTTCCCTATCATCGGCAACGAGGTTGCCGTCATACGTCGGTTCACAAGTAAACCGCCTCAGGCTAGAATGTCGCCAGTAGAACAGGAGAGCCAGGAAGAGATGGAGAAGGCGGATGCCGCCTCACTGCACCAGAGCGTGACGAATACCTTCAAAGATGAGGAGTACGAACAGAGCCGATGGCTCATTCACCCTAATGAGTATATCGCCATCTCGCTTCCGGAATCCAAGGCAAAGCCAATACGTGAGTACAACTACCTGGGCCCACGTGCCAGAAGAGCCGTGAAGGAGATGATCACCGACCTTTTCAAGATAGACCTCTGGGCATCCCTGAAGGACATCGCTGACCGCTCATGCAAGCTTTCATCACTCATTTCAGCCTGGTGCGAGCAACATGGCATTGGCATTGATTATGAGGATACCGTGCGCCAATGCTTCTACAGAATGCGCGATCAGCACGCAAAAAAGGGCATAAATTTAAACTCTACAACAAGATTTCATAAAGATTAATACAATTTTTTCCGTTTCGGCGAACAACTCCGAACAGAATGAAAATAATCGAAATAACCAAACAACTTAGAAATATGGCATACATCAAAAACATCATCAAGATTGAGATGACAGAGGCAGAAAACCTCAAAAGTGTCGTCTTCCCTATGGATCAGAGATGCATTGTACCGTCGGCTGCTAACTTCCGGTCAATTCAATGCAAAGTTCCGTCAAGTTGTGAGATTTCCGACAAAGTAGAGTCAAAAGTCCGCATTTTCACCTCCAAGCTCACCTTCAAGTCGTGCGAGCAGATAGATCCGAACTACCGACCTCTAGCCTTCAGAATCACCACGGCAGATGGCATTCGCTACCTTATGGGCTGCGACCGCCGACCATATCCGGTACTCACCCGTACCGAAAACCTGCCAAGTTCACATACGGAATCTTCCCTGATTACCTATACAGCAACTTGGACAGACGTCATCAGACCGCTCCAAATCATAGAATAAGTTTTTTTATTTCTTCTCCTTATTATATAACTTTGCGGCAATCAAATTCGCTAAGTTGTATGAAATATCAAATATCTATCACCGGTTATATAGGGTCGTGGACCAAGTTTATGGTACGCGATATCCTTAATAACAACAAAGGCAAGCACGTCGATGTAGCCATCGATTCGCCGGGCGGTGCGGTTTCCGCAGGTCTCGCCATCTGTCAGATGTTCAAGGACCATGGCGATGTGACGGTTGACTTTCAGGCGGGCTTCTCTGCATCTGCCGCCACCATCTGTGCGATGGGCGCCAAGAAGATCCGAATGAACAAGTACAGTTTGCTCCTGGTTCATAAGTGTTCCACGGAGCAGTTTGTATGGAGCGCCCTCAATGAGGAAGAAATCGGTTCCCTCATCGAGCAGCTGCAGAAGCAGCAGGAAGACCAGCAGAAGATAGACAATATCATTGCCAATGTTTACTGCGATCGCTCGGGAAAGAAGCACGAGGATATCATCAAGGTGATGTCTGAAGCCAAATGGCATACCGTGGATGAGTGCATCGATCTCGGTTTAGTGGATGAGTCGATGGATGGCAAGCCGGCTGAAATCACGGAGTCAACACAGAACTTCATCAAGTACAACAATCTTCCAGCATTGCCAGAGGTCGTCAATTCCTGGTATGAGAAGAAGCCGGGCTTCCTGGGACGAATCTTCGGAAAGGAAAACTCACACAAAAATGTTTTAGATATGATTAAGAAATGGACTCACATCAACAATGTTCTCAACGTAGAGGGCATTGAGGCAGAAGAATCAGCCAAGGACTGCACCATCTCCCAGGAGCAGATGCAGAAGCTGGAGGATAAGATTGCTGCCGACTCCAGCTCGATCAAGACCAAGGACGAGGAACTCGATAAGGTCAAGAACGAGAAGAAGGAACTGGAGGATAAGGTCAAGAACCTGGAGAAGGATAAGAAAAACCTTGAAGAGAAAGTAAGGGATCTGGAGAAAGAACCGGGTGGCGAAACCCACACTGCCGTAGATGACAACAAGGCTCAGGACTTCTGCTCAGATCAAGTATCGGACGTTTTAATTGATTTTGCATAATATGGCAGAGAATGATAAATTTGTTGCACCTGTTGACGTAAAGGAACAGCTGCAAAAGACGGCAAAGATCTACCGTAATAAGTTAATCACCATGCCTACCAGAGGTCTGAAGAAGTCACTCAGCTACATGACTCTTCGCCCAGGCATCCGTGTATCAGAGACCGTAGGCGAACTTACAGGCGGTGCTGAGTTCGGTCCATACGATGAGAACCGCGTAGCTGACGGCAACGTCAAGATTACACCTCGTACCCTGGAGGTGTTCTTTGGCAATGTCGATATCAAGTTCTCACCTAACTCAGTTTATTCCACCATCTGGGGCGCCAACGTCACTAATGGCGATGCCCTGAAGAATGTGCCTATCACGCTGCAGGTTCTTCAGCTCCTCGCCCTGAAGCTCGGCAAAAACCTCGACAAGGTTCTGTTCAAGGCTGTACGCAACCCTACAGGAACAGGTTCTGTTGACCTCTTCAATGGTTTCGATACCATTGCCAAGACCGAACTGGATGCCGGCAAGCTTTCCAGTGGCCTCGGAAACCTTATCAAGATTGCAGATATTCTGGGCGACAACAAGACCATCAACGACGACAACGCCGTAGATTTCGCACAGGGCATCTGTGAATTCGCCGATGAAGAGCTGATGGCAGAGGATAAGGTTTACCTTTACGTTCCTCAGTCATTCGTCAACCTCTACAACCGTGCCTTCCTCAAGAAGTTTGGTGCTGCTCCTTACAACAAGGATTACAACCACCTCACCGTAGAAGGATTCGGCAACGTTGAGTTCGCTGTCCTTTCCAACAAGAAGGATGCTCCTTTCTTTGAACTTACTACCAAGAGCAACATGCTGGTGGGCGTCAACGAGATCAACAACAACGATGCTGAGCAGATTAAGGTCGAGAAGTATCACCCATGGAAACTCGACTTTATTGCTACCAAGTTCTTCGGTACCCAGTTTGAGAGCATCAACAAGGAGCGAGCCCTGTTCATCACCGATGATGGTACCAAGCCACTCATCCAGAAGGCAGCCACATCATCTGCCAGCCAGACTGGCGGCAAACAGAGTGACAAGGGCGCTACCGCTGACGGAAACGTCTAATGTTTCACCTTATATAATAATATAGGAGATTAAAATATGGCATGTACTAACAAAGATTTATATAAATCTGTGCGCAAATGTCCGGGTACGATTATTCGTCCCGGCATTAAGCCGAAGTTCCTGGCCATCCCGCTTTCGCAGATTCTTGCATGGCCAAAGCTTCCTGATCCTGGCGATACAACCAAGGGACTGGAGGAACTCGCCACCTATAAGGGTGACTTCACTCTTGCCACAGATGCCAAGTGGCACGCAGTTGACCTCGTAGCACTCAAGTCCTCCATCACCACGGAGACTCAGGGCGAAGCTCCATCAGCTACCTTCCTCAACAAGGCAGAGTATATCATCGGCGGCACTGATGCCGATATTACCGGTTTCGGCCGTATGGCGATCAATGACGAACTGGTCTATGCCCAGCAGGATCCTAATGGCCGCTTCCGCATTCTCGGTAACGAGATGTTCCCGGTGAAGACCACATTTGCCCAGAACAGCGGCGCCGGAGCTACCGACTCAAAGACCTCAACTCTCAGCGTAGAGGCCACCGATTTCTGCCCTGCTCCATACTATGATGGCAAGCTTGAGACAGATGAAGGTGATATCAAGGGCAGCGATGGCTCTGTTTGGGAAGCAACCGATCACGCGTAAGATTTGCCCAAATTTACATAACTACACATACTAATTTGCTTAGGTGGCTCTCGCTTCGTGCCTGAGCCGCCTTTGTTTGTTTTCACCTTATTATATATTGAATATGGATCATCAATTTACCAGACAGATGCAGGAGTGGCTCAACTCCAAGCACGAATCGGATGCAGAAATCATCAAGGGAGCAGATATGCTCTTCCGTCTCAACCGAAACCGGTTCTATCATGTCCGAGCAACCCGACAGCCCCAGGCATACCGCACCAACATAGAGTATGAACTGAATAAGTTCCTCAAGATCCGTCTCGACAACATGACCATCGAGGAGGTCAGGAAGATGAACGATATCGTGATTCCTGAAGCCCAGGCTATCATTGCCGAAGGAGAAGCAGAGAATAACGGAGAAAATCAGGGAAAATCGGAGAAAAACGGCGATTCCATCGAGGAAAATGCCTCTACCGATGATACAGAACTCCCGTCCTCGGATAGCGATGGAGTGGCTGTTGTCCGTAAGGGCAAGCGAAAGGATCACGATTTCCTGCCCAAGGAAGTAGCCGACCTCTGGGATATCAACGCCAAGCGATACAAGGAAATCAAATCTACCTTCGAGACGCTCAAGGCGATGGAAGACAAGGAACCATGCGACCGATACGAGCATCTAAAGATTCTTTCGGATCTCGACAAGAAGTATCGTGCCGATATGCTCACCTACGACTCATACCAGGTGACACGTGCCGACCGTGACCGTGTAGCTAAAGCCAGACTCGCCGAAAATGCCAGCCAGGGTTAAAGTTGCCGATATACTCAAGCCCATCGATGAGGTGAAGACACAGGCATACTTCGGACGGCACCTGCACACACTCGGACTCATCAAGTGGATCCTTTCACAGATTGGTCCTGCTGATGTGTGGGTGTCTTCCTACTCCACCTCCGAGGAGTTCCTCAGAGGTTTCCGCCTGATGCGGGATTCGGGCAGCATCTCGTCGGCAAAGATGCTGCTGGATGTGAAGGCGAGCAAGAAGACCGTACACCTGTGGCGGCTTATGTCGGCATGCTTCGATGATGTCTATCTGGGCGAGAACCATTCCAAGGTGACGCTTTTCCGGAATGATCAGCATGTTGTTTCGGTCGTCACGTCCCAAAACCAGACATACGGCAGCCGTGACGAGAGTACCATCATCACCACGGAACCACAGGTCTTTGCCGACCTGTTCAATGGATATACCAGTCATTGTGACAATCAAAGCTTAAGAATCAATGGAAATTACTCAGGAGTTACTCAACAAAGTGCAAGAGCTGGCAGAGAACCTGACTCCGATCTCGGAGATGTCCGTTCTTTTGGATATTAAGGAGGATGTTCTGCGTGATGAGATTCTCGACCCTGCATCAGAGCTCCGGCGCGTCTATTATCTGGGCATGGCAAAAGTCAGGCAGCAGATTCGCAGGAATGAGCTGGAGCTGGCTGCAGCCGGCTCACCTCAAGCCGTACAGCGCACACATGAATATCTGAATAAAATGATAGAGGAGATCAAGATATGAGAGAACCAGCCAACATCGATGCCATCATCGACCTGATGGACCGCACACCCGAAGAGATGGATGCACAGAATGTTCCCGCACCCGTGCGCGACCGCATTCTGCGCATCCGGGCTCTTTATGCCTGGTGGCTCATCAATCCACGCAAGACAGACCAGGAACTTGTCTTCAAGGATATGCAGGACTACAAGGTGCAGCGCATGATGGCTTATAATGACCTGCACCTCATCAAGCTCATACTGGGCAACCTGCAGAAGGTTTCCAAGGACTTTGCCCGGTACCGCTTCGACCAGATGATTCAGCGCACCTACGAGAAGGCAGACAATATGGGCGATGCCAGAGCCATGGCTGCAGCTGCCGCCGCATACGGCAAATATCACCTGCTCGACAAAGAAGATCCTGTCGACAACGGCTATGACCAGATACAGCCTCAGGTCTTCATACCTACTTCAGACCCTCGCCATCTCGGTCTCAAGCGCATACCTAACGTGATGGGCACCATCAAGAAGCTCATCAAAAAATACACCGACAACTCCATGGATCTCATCAAGATCGAGAGCGAAGACTATGACGAGCAGCTGCTGGAGTATACACCTACAGAGGAAATCAAACAAGAGGAGGGCACAACATGATAGAGCAATACTTCAACCCTGCGCAACAAGAGGTCAACCTCATATCCGCTCGCGACAACGTGGTCGTGGGCGGTCGAGGCATCGGCAAGAGCATTCTCCATGCCACCTTCAACCTGCGCAACATGCAGCGCATGCCTGGCAGCAATGGCGGCTTCGTCTCCGCCAATACCAAGCGATGCCTCACCAACACCATACCGTCCATGCTACAGCACTGGGAGCGATGGGGCTTCCACCGTGGCAAGCACTATGTCATCGGCATCAAACCGCCCAAAAAGTTGGGGTGGCCTGATCCTGTCATCCCTCCTTCCAACTGGGAGAACACCATATCGTTCTACAACGGCTCCATCGGCACCATCATCTCACAAGACCGCAAGGGCACATCTAACTCCCTCTCGCTCGACTACCTCGACATCGACGAGGCTAAGTTCATCGACTTTGAGCAGCTCAAAGACGAGACTTTCCCTGCCAACCGAGGCAATGTCAACCTCTTTGGCCAACACTACTATCACCATGGCATGCTCATTACTTCAGATATGCCCGTGACTAAAAAAGGCTCCTGGTTCCTCAACTATAAAAAAGACTGCGACCCTCACCTCATAGAGGCGATATCATCACTCGTGGTCGAGGAGTATGACATACGCAACCGCATCAAGACCTCTGGCCACATCAGCCTATATGCCAAGCGCAGACTCAAAGAGATTGGGCTGCTTCTGGCACAACTGCGTTCCAAGGCTCTCTTTTACAAGGAGTACTCATCCGTCTATAATGTCGAGGTCCTGGGCATGGAGTTCATCAAGCAGATGAAACGTGACCTCCCTGCACTCACCTTCCAGACATCAATCATGTGCAAGCGACCTTCCATCTCGCTCGATGGCTTCTACTCCAACCTCAGGGATGTCAACCTCTACTCTGCTCCAAACCTCGACTACCTCGATGGACTGGAGTATGATGTGGAAAAGCTGCAGCATGTCGATTCACGCATGGATGCAGACGTTGACCCAGACCGTCCGCTCTGCATCGCCTTCGATGCCAACGCCCTCATCAACTGGATAGCCATTGGCCAAGACAACCTGCGTGGAGAGGCCCGCTTGCTCAAGAGCATCTTTGTCAAGTATGAGGAGAAGCTGCCCACCCTGCTCGACAAGTTCATGGCTTACTATGAATATCATCGCTGCAAAGAGGTCAACTTCTACTATGACTCCACCTTCGTGGGCAACAACTACGCCCTGATGAATGATGACTTTCACACCTTCATCACCAACTATCTCACCGACCATGGTTGGTATGTCAACGAGGTCTATCTGGGCAACCCGATGGGGCATATAGAAAAAATGCTGCTCATCAATCGCATGTTCCTGGGCAAGGCTGACCACCGTGCCATGATCAATGATGAGAACAACGAGGACATGCTCCTATCCATCCGACTCGCTGGTGTCTACAATGGCAAGAAGGATAAGCGAGGCGAAAAGCTGGCAGAGACCGAAGAGGACAAGCTGGAGGCTCGCACCGATGGCTCCGATGCCTTCGACTCTCTGATGATTGGCATCGAGAAGTTCCCACAGGCTGATGGCTACGTCTCCTGTGGCTCCATGCTCTGATACGCTGACCGATTTACTTATTAGATAAATAACATGGTGGCTGGCATTCTTGCTTGACCGCCGATGAGGGGAGTGCGCTGTGAAGCGTGCTCCCTTTTTTCGTGCCCTTCCGTGACTATCTCCACATGAAAAACACGTTTTACATTCTTGCAAATTCTTTAACGGTCCTTTACATATTCCGCCCAATCCAAGGGGGTCGAGGGCGCGCTCGGGCGCAGGGCGGTGGGGGGTCCTTTCGGAGACAAAGGGCATTTTTTTCCCTTTGAATCCCTTGAAACCACGATAAAATCGGGGTTTTCCACTCTTTGTGTGTGGAAAACCTGTCGTAAAACGACACATTTTGCCCTCTCCGCCCCGAGGTCGAAGACTGCAAAATGCTGCGATTTCATCGCTCTAAGGTATGTTTTTCTCCCCAAACTCCGAAAAACATGGCTTTTTTGATGCCGCAAATTTCCCTCTTCTCATATCGTGTAAATATGTTAAAATTTGCGGTTTCATCGGTCTAGCATCCATGACGCTCAAACGCCACTGAGGCTTAACACCAGGGTAAAGGCAAAAAGCCTTTTCTTTGTCCGCTTTATCCGCTCCGAGAGCTTTTCCTGTATGAGAGTGGTATCCGTCAGTCATTATCTCTTTTTCCTCAGCAAAGGTACGGCGGACGGTATCACCAAGTACCGGCACAAGGCTCTATTTAGCCAAAACTTTTTGGCAGCCTTCCACAATCTGAGATTGGGTATTCCTTAAAACTTTTGCCTAAATTCCTTGGCTTTATACCTCTTCTCCGCTCGTCTGCATTGCACCGTAAAAAGCGACAAAAACGACCGACGGACAGAATAAAAAAAAACTCTCAGACGGGCAGACAAAGACGAGTTAAAGAAAAAGCTCCTTTTCTCCCTCTGGCTAGAATAAAAATTTAGAGCGTATGAAGACTTTCAATTATTACGAGTACAACTCCAAGCGTTTCGATACTTCAGCTGAAGCTGAACAGGTAAGAAACTTCATCTTTGCCTTCAAGGATGGCAAGCAGTGGGCAACAGACTATGCTGCCGATATGGTAGTAAATAGTTTCGTAGATACCTATGGCGACAAGGCGAGCGACTTCGTTTTGGTATGCGCTCCAGCTGCCAACAACAAGAAGTACTGCAAGCGTTTCAACCGCTTCGCTCAAATGGTGAGCAAGGGTGCAAGGGTACAGAACGGCAACGAGCACATTTCCATCTATGGAGAGCGCACGGCAAAGCACCTCACGGCAGACCGTGTTTGCGAGAGCTTCGGCTACAGCGTAAGACTCGACAAAGACTACTTCAAGGGTAAGAAAGTCATCATCTTCGACGATGTCATCACGAGCGGAGCAACCGCCAACGAGTTTGCGAGCCAACTCGCAGAATGTGGCGCACAGGTCATGGGTGCAATGTTCCTGGCAAGAACCAAGAGAATGTATAACTAATCAAAATATAAACGATATGCGACAAAATTATAAAGACCTTTGCATGGAGGAAAGACCACAGTACAGAGCCTATAACCAAGGCTTCGAGACACTCACCAACGTGGAACTTATCTCTTTGGTACTCAACAGAGGAGCAGGCACACGTGAGAGCATGGAGCAAGCTAGGCAGATTTACAACGTCATGCAAGGCTCACTCAAGAACATCAAAAAGGCAAGACTAGAGGAACTAGAGGTTGTGCAAGGTGTGGGAGACTGCAAGGCGATAGCACTGCAGGCAGCTTTGGAACTGGGCAGACGCTACCAAATGGAAAAGGCTGAGAAGCAGACAGACCTAGGCAGCAGCATAGCACTCTACAACTATCTCCGACCAATCGTGCAAGACCTAGATACTGAGCGGTTTTACGTCATACTGATGAACCAAAACTTTCGGCTCATCAAGTGCATCAACCTCAGTCAAGGAGGCATCACAGAGACTGCCGTGGACGTGAGACTCATCATGAAGGAAGCCGTGCTCAACAACGCCACCATCATGGCAGTGGCACACAACCACCCATCTAACAGTCCACAGCCAAGCAAGGCAGACGACCTACTCACGCAAAAGATAGCCAAGGCGTGCGACATCATGCGCATCTTCTTCATGGACCATATCATCATGGCAGACGGCAGCTTCTACAGCTATCACGACAAAGGCAAGCTATAATATATATATAATAAGGTAAGGGGAAGGCTAAAACCTTCCCCCTCATTTTCCAAAAATTTTCGCCTGCGGCGAAAGCGTCTGGCAAGAGCCAAAAAGCGGTCGAGCATTCTTTATATACCATTTTCCAATCTTTATTGCAATTTTTGTTGTTAAATTTATCATTAAATTTGCGATTTACAAAAAATATCCGTATCTTTGCATCGTGTTAATATAAACAGGATGTGAATTATGAGCAATACAACGACTATATATACAACATACCAAACTGACGGCAGCCCTGTTGTGGCTATACAAGACAAAGGTACTGGCAAGGTTGCATTCGCTGGTGTTACCAATAAGGCTAACTTTTTCAACATCAGTACTGCCGACAGACTCAAGGAGTTGATGACTCGTGCCGTTAACAACCGCACACGTGAGCGCAACTACTTCAAACTATATTGCGAAATGCTTGACGGCAATATTACCGAAGAAGAGTTTGATAAAGAGATTGAAGAGCATGAGGATAAGTACATCATCAAACAAGATAAAGATGCTTCCATTGAAGACATTGAGGTGGCTCTTGAGGTCAGCCCATCGCTCATGAGCATCACCTCGCCTGATGATATGGCTGAGGTATTCTCTTTCAGTGAAAAATCAATGCAAAAAAGTCTCCAATAATGGCTATATATATCAAAGAAGGTGAAATCATAGAGGGCAAAAAAGCTGATATCATTGCCAGAAGGGCTGAGTGGAAGGGACTCAAAGAGGAACCTATCACGGGCAAAAAGATGACATTATACGAACTAGACCGAAATAGTTCCGTAGAAATCACCGAAGCTCTTGAGCTCAACGAAGAGGACAAGAAAATACGAGAAGATCTCAACGTCCATGGCAATGTGGGTGACAAGATACAAGGCGATGCCATCAGGCTTTGGGTTGACTCCAAAAGAAATTCTCTGAAGTTCAATACCAGGGAGGGCATCTCTGGCAGACATGGAGCCAACCTAGTGAGCACTAACAAGCGCACGGTGAGCAAACTCAAATATTCATTCGATAATTATAAAAAACTTTTCAAACACTCGGCTATCGAGTCTAACATTAAAGGACATATAAAATGAACATAGATATTCTTGCATTGTGTGACTTTGCACAAGATAATGACGGCAAACTTACCATCGTGGGCACTTTTGACCACTATGTGGTAAGAAAAGCACCGCTGCCTAAGAGCAACCTCTTCATGGTAGCGAGAGTTAAGATGAACAGCGAGGAAAGCAAACTTCAGCAAGAGTTCTCGGCAGAGGTTACAGAGATGAGCACTGGCAAGATGATTCTTGGCCAGCCCATCAATTCCAAGATTGAGCCGCGCCCTTCTGATGAGTATCTCTTTAGTAACTTCATCTTCGAGTTTACTGACCTGCAGTTCCCGGCTGAAGGTAATTATAAGTTTTCGTTCAAAATCGGCGACGTAGAGAACTCACTACCACTTAAGGTATATTTCCAGAAATAAGCATAACAAACCCTCGATACTCAATGTACCGGGGGTATTTTTTTTTGCGGAATATGCACGGAAAATCGAGGAAAATGCGGGGAAAATCGGGGAATTTCCGAGGAATCCAATCCTCGAAGTGGCAGAACAGAAGGGAGATCCTGCGGTCGTTTCCGGTCATTTTCGGTCGTTTTCGCAGTCATTTCCGGTCATTCCTGGATATGATTCCGATTCATTCCGGTTTCTTTCCGTTTTCTTTCCGTTTTTATTCCTTTTCATTCCTTTTCATTCCTCATTTTCAAATTATATTATTACTTTTGCACCGGAATTTATTCAATTAATTGCAGTTATGAAGAAAATTATTCTAATTTTAGCCATCATTTTTATGGCTATTGGCGCTAAAGCGCAGAGCACCATCCAGTCTGAGGATGGTAAGTATCCGGTTTATTGCGACCTCAAGGCATATAACTTCTGGGGTGTCGGCAAAGTGAAGGTCATGCTTGATATGGGCGCAGTCTCCAATGGTGGAGGTTCCTTCGAGAGCTTATATGGTGAGGATGGCAAACAGATCAAGTTCAATACCGTCATGGCAGCCGTGAATTATATGGCTAAGAAAGGTTGGATACTTGACAAGACATATTATGTAACAGAGGGTGCCGGCAGGGCTGTTCTACACTATGTTCTGGTGAAGAGAGTGAAGAATGATTCTGAGATTCGAGAGGGTCTGATTACCAAAGATGAGCAATAATATGTTATTAAGCATGTTTTGAATAGAAAAATGAGCGAGGAATGAAAATTTCTCGCTTTTTTTTTGGCGGTTCCAAATATTCTTCGTACTTTTGCCATCGGTTATAAGATAGTAGTAATCTACTCAGCGATGGCGACTGTTTCGCCTAGGCTTCACGCCGTGGGCTTTTTTTATGCCTATAAAGTATCATTTTCCCGGCAGCGGGAAAAAGGTCTTTACAATATGGCGGTTGCATGATCCGTAAGATACTTGCCCTTCGCTGGGAAAGCTACCATCTTATAACCAACGGTGAATGTGACCGCCACCATTGTATTTATACATCAAGGTCGGTCTATAATGGTTATAAGATGGCAATTATGCAGAATTCAATTTTATTAAGTGATGCGCAGGTGAGACCTGCAGGCATCAGCGTAGAGGAGGGTATCAATACCCTCAAGTGTGAAATCAAGAAGCTTGCCAAGACCAAGAGCGAGGCCTTCTCCTGCCTTTGCGAGGAGACCGTGACCTATGGTGAGGTATTGGCCACCATGGTGGGCTTCGTCGCCCTGATGGCATTCGTGGCATTGAGTGGATTCATAGCAGGAGGGGAGGTGATGTGATGAAGATAAAATCATACAGCCGTGCTCACCACATATCACGCAAAGAAGTACGTCGCCTGTATTTCTTCGCCTCTGAAGGCAGACGAATCAATGCTGCAAAAACTACATTGGCTTTTCGCAATGGTAATGACAAGATAGTGGCTAAGACCATCATCTATAATGATAAGGAGTGCGATATCGTAAGATGGTTTGACCATCGTTACTACACCATTCCATATCACTCTCAACTTCTTTATGCCAAGCCATACCGCATGACCTTGGCAAAATACAAACAACTTAATGGTAATTTAGCAAAGTAAAGATTATGAAAGAGAATAACAACACTCCAATAGATACCAACCTCCACATGACAGCAGATGTCTGGAATGCGTTGGTAAAAATGATGGATACCAGCCAACTCGAAAACTTCATCGAGAACCTCGGCTACATACAAGACCGCCTCGTCTCCGATGAGTTCGTCACCAACTGCGTCGAAGACTTCGGCGGAGCAGACAAGGTGCTACTCTTGCTCAACACATTCAAGCGCATGGGCAACCTCTTCCAAACCATCAACATCGCACTCAAGCAGAGAGGAGGTGAGGCATGAAAGAGCGCAAGCACATCATAGGCTTCGGCACATACCAAGCCCCAACACCTCCACCAGAGCCAGACAAGGAGACTGAGGATAATCTAGTGGAGCAAGCCCTAGGTCAATATCTCATCGACTACAAGCCATACGACCCAGACGATGAGGTTGATCCACAAGAGTTCAAGACCTCACGAGAGATACAAGAGGCACTCTCCGATATGGTGACAATCTCTATCTCTACCATCACAAAATACATGAACTCGCATGGCTATGACATGGTAAATGTCGAGGGCGGCGGTCTCACCTGGCACCTGCAGCGAGATGCCCCCTTCTAAAAAACAAGATCATTTTTTTTCATTTTTAGTAAACAATAAAACGACGGATGGGGCCTTAGGCACATGGCATGGCAGCTCTATCCCCCAGTACCCGGTAGTCGCGAGACTATCGGGTATTTTTATTTTCTCCCATTCCTTCCTAACTTTGCAGTGTTTTAATGAGACAACAATATGATCACTGCAACAAAACCAACTTCGCCATTGTTTACATCGTCGCTCGATACCTTTACATTTAAGATATCGGGCGACACCGCTACCGTCACCATCAAGTGCAACGGCATGGAGCTGCTCAGCGAGACCTACTACCCAGTCTCTGGCTCCATCACCATCTACGACCTCGGCACACTCATCGCCGATGCCGTGCGACCGACAGTGACAGCCTCCTTCACCATCGACATCACAGAGCACCAGGGCGACACCAACATCGCCACATGGTCTAGCGGTGCCATCACCGCCTACTACGCCACCGTTGACATCGACATGTCGTGCTCATCATTCATAGACCGATACTTCCTCACCCTCCTCGATGGCACCAAGCTCACTCGACTGGGGCATCGTGAATATCTCCATGCCGCTGGCATCAACAGCTCCACCCCTACCGTAGTGGCACAGTTCTTCAAAGACAACCAGGTCACCACCGTTCAGGTTCCATCCTCAGCCACACCTACCCACACCGCCAACGGCATCACCTCATTCGATGTCTCACCAGACCGATACTGCGACGCATCAGAGGGCGACCTCTTCGCCTACACCGTCACCGTGGGCGACCGCACCCAGCAATATCAGATTGACCACACAGGCTCCATTGCCGACCCAGTGCTCCTCTTCACCAACAGCTTCGGCTGCCAAGAGATTTTCTATTGCCTGGGCAAGAAGAAAATCGCACCGATTTTCGAGCGCAAGAGTGCCGTCATCGGGGGCAAAAAGATAAATTACCAAGTCAAAGAGACACGCACTTTCGAGGGCGACACGGGCATCATCCCACCATCCATGGCACACTTCGCCGAAGACCTGCTGCGCTCCGATGAGGTTTACCTGTTCCGTGACTATGCCCAGGATAAGCAAATCACCCTCACAGACTCCAAGAGCGAGCGCACCAACGAGGCTGACGACCTCGCTGAGTTCACCTTCTCATACCAGTACTCTCAGCGCATCCAGAATGTCGTGTTCAAAAACATCGACACCTCTTCAGGCAAGATCTTCGACCGTTCCTTCGACGATACGTTCAATTAAACTCCTTCAGATATGGCAAACAACATAGACAACAAGACCGCCAAGGCCATCCACATCAACGAGCTGCGCCGTGCCCTCGACATCTCGCGCATCGACCGCACGCCCGTTGACCTAGACTGTTGGAAGGCTGGCGATGGTTCCATCATCCACTATAGGGGCTGGCTCGTCAAGAGTTCCTCATGGCAACAGGGCACCCACAACCTCTACAATCCCGTCAACCACCAGATACGCAAGGTGAGAGACATCTTCATCTTCAGATACAACGATCATTCCATCTATTTATAAAAACTTCTTCAGATATGCAAAATCAAGACAACATAGATATCACATACGCAACCGTAGGCGAGGTGATGCCTTACGAGGCATTCAACCCGACAAACGGCTTCGTTGAGTCATCCTCCATCTTCGATGATGACGAGACCACCCCTGTCATGCAAGTCAAGGCCAACGATGGCAATACCTACGCCGTCATCCCATTCGGCGCAGACAATCTACTGCCATACGAACTCAGCAAAAAGATAGGCGAGTCTTCCGTCATGGCGCAAAACAAGCTCTTCAATGTGCTCACCTGCTATGGCATGGGACTGCAATACAACGACATCAAGACCAAGCTCCCCACCAAAGACGAAGACATCAACCTCTTCCGCATGCATAACTCCATGCCACGTTTTGCCCTGGAGCAAATCACCGACATGAAGTATTACTTTTTCTGCGTCTCAGCCATCATTCTCAACAAAAAGGGCGATTCCATCGTGGGTGTGCGCCACAAAGAGGCTTGTTACTGCCGATTTACAAAGAGCAAGGATGGTCGCTCCGAATACGTGCTCTATGCCAACTGGCGCAACTCCGTCGCCCCTGCCAACGTCGAGGTGCTGCCGCTGCTCGATGAGCTAGACCCACTGGGCGACCTCCAAGAGCGCATGGGCATGAAGGGGCAAAACGGACAGACCAAGTCACGACAGGGCGATGGCGGTCCTAAGACCAAAGACCGCATCTTTGCCATCGTGACCCGATTCCCGACGGTGGGATGCCAATACTACCCAGTGCCCTACTACAGTGCCATCTTCCGTGACAAGTGGTATGATATTTCCCGACTCATCGCCATTGGCAAGATGGCGAAGCTCAAAAACCATGCTGCCATCCCTTACCTGGTCGAGATACACCGTGACTACTGGACGGGCATCTTCAAAGAGGAGCACATCACAGACCCTGTCAAGAAGAAAGAGCGACAGCTTGCTGAAAAGAAGAAAATCCAATCCTTCATATCGGGCATCGAAAACAGCGGCAAACTCTGGATAGCGGGCTACTACACCACCCCTGACGGCAAAGAGGTTAAAATGGTGCGCATCACACGCATCGACACCTCTAAAGACGGTGGAGACTACTCTGACGACATCGCCGAGAGCAACAACATGCAGTGTTATGCCGACAACATCCATCCTAACCTCGTGGGTGCCACTCCCGGCAAGAGCCAGAGCAACAATTCGGGTTCCGACAAGCGCGAGCTCTTCACGCTGAAGCAGAGCATAGAGAAGGCATTCCACGACCTGATGGAGACGGTTCACTGGGTGATCATCTACTTCAACCACTGGGAGGAGAAGGTTTATCCGGATGTGCCGCTCATCATGCTCACGACCCTTGATGAGAACAAGGATGCCAAGAAAGTGTCTAACAATCCAAATTCCAAGACAGATGATTAATATTACCGCAGAACAGTTTGAGCAGCTCCTTCCATTCGTGGGAGCTGCTTCTGAAGATGTCTTCACGAAGATGCAGCCTGCACTGGAGAACGTATATTTCGACCTGGTGGCTACGGTTATCGGTTCAGACTTCGAAGATGCAGCCTGTATGGAGGACAGTCCGATATTGGGGAATGTGCGTTCCTATGTCATTCTGAAGACCTTTATCCTGCGTCTCCGTTCCAACGACCTCGTAATGACCGACAACGGTTTCGGCGTAGTATCAAACGAAAATATCTCTCCCGCATCACAGGCGAGGGTTGACGCCCTGTTCAGAGAACTGACCTATAAGCAGGACCAGCAGCTGCACGGCATTCTGAACCGCCTGCGCATGGTGGAAGGATGGAGCGAGACTGTTCAGGCAAGCAACAACATCGCCTCCTTCTTCTGGTCGCCTCTGGTATTGAGGGCTTACTCGCCGGTACGCGGTTTCGTAACTTTTGATGACCTGACAGCCCACCGGAGCGAGATAGGTACTGCGGAACTTGCTCTGCGCAGACAATTCTCCGACTCACTCATCGAACAGTTGCTTGAGGAGGAGCGCAAGGCACAATATGAGCCATTTCATCGGCATGCCATCGTAAAAATGTGCCATTTCATCGGCGCTCACATTTCTACCGGCGAAACGCCCGCTGATCCACATTACAAGGATCTCGCCTATACTGCAGTAGCCAACTTTATCGAAGAAAACATCGATAAATTCCCAAAATATAAGGATTCATCGGCCTACAAGGCCAATCACATGCAAGCGTATGAAAACAAAGCTGACGACCCGACCTTCTTCTTTGGATGCTAACGGAACGCTGAACCTTCACGTTCCTCATTCCTGGAGTGAATTGACACAGGAACAGTTGCGCTATGCGCTCTTCCTGCTCACCCAGGGGTGGGAAGAGTGGCAGGTAAGAACTTATCTCTTTGCCCGGTTTGCCGGCATAGACGTACTCAACGAGAAGAAAGACGGATGGCTCTGCGAGGTGGAGACGGATAAGGGCAAGAAGACAAGATTCTTTCTTGAGCTGTGGCAGATCCGAAGTTTCTGCGAGGCTTTCGACTATGTTTTCGATGGCAACGGGGCAGACAACAGACTCGAATCCATTGGTCTCTATAAGGCTGCAGATGTAGAGCTCTACGATTATCCGTTCGAGTATTATCTGATAGCCGACAACTATTTCCAGCAGTACATGATGTCGGATAAGTCGAACGAAGAACCTCTCAAGGAACTGGCACGGTATCTCTATCTGGATGGCGAGGGCAAGAGCCCGGACCGCATCGAATGTACGGTACCAGAACTCATGGGCGTGTTTCTCTGGTATGTGCGGATAAAGCATAACTTTTCGGAAAAGTTTCCTCATCTCTTCAAGCCTGCAGCCGAAGGAGGTGAAGACTACGATATGGTAGGAGCGATGAATGCACAGATTCGGGCACTCACGGGAGGCGACATCACCAAGGAAGAGATTATCAGAAAAGCCGATGTGTGGCGGGCACTCACAGAACTGGATGCCAAGGCACGCGAGGCTGAAGAACTGAACAAAAGACTGAAAAAATCATGATTAAGACAGAAATCAATACCCCATCGGTACAGGTAGGCTTCGATGCCTTCTCTTACTTCAGAGATCTGGCAAAGCGCAATAAACTCTGCAGTAATCTCGGTTTCATGCCTACCACCTGCTCCAGTCCGACGGCATTTGAGGGTATGCTGAGCAATATGTCGAAGAGCAGAAATTTCATCGTTATAGATGATACCAACGACGGTAACGTAGCCATCAATGGTGACGGCAGCTTCCGTAAGGTAGTTACCTATACGGTATGGATCCTGATGCGATATAAACTGAACGACATGAACGACCGGCAGGAAAAGCTCAATACCTGCAGAAAGATATTCCGGCAGTTTCTGAGCAGGATCATCATCGATAAGATGAAATGGGAAAACGACTTCACTTATCTGCTGAGCGACCAGGTGGACAATCGGGAGATAGGTGCTTATTTCATTAACGGGCTTACTGGCGTGGAATTCCATATCGACGTTAGCGAGCCGCTAGACCTGGTATACAACAATGAAGAATGGAATGAATAACGTCAAGACTCCCGTCTCTCAGGAAGATATCTATGCTTATGAGCGTGGATGGGCAGAAGAGATGGTGAAAATCTGGAAGGAGAAAATCATGCACTACCGCATCCGCCATACGGGTGCTCTCTTCAACAGCGTGCAGGCTACTTCCTTCGGAGGTTCCAGCCGCACGATTGCCCATAAGTTCCTGCTCTATGGTCTCTACCAAGAGACGGGCACTGGCAATGGCTATTACCATGGCAACCCAGGTGACCTAGAGTTCCTCGACCCGGAATATCGTGCCAAGCACCATCTGGGTGAGCCACGCCAACGCCGCCCATGGTTCAACCGCAAATACTATGCGTCCATCATGAAGCTCAACGATATGGAGGGCTATTTCTATGGCGAGGAGTACAAGGGATTGATGGCTGACCTCTTCAAGCAGATGTTCGGCACACCCTTATAACGTATTTTTAATTTGCACCATTCCTTCGTAACTTTGCGAAAAAATAAACAAATACGATGGCAGATAAAATAAATACAGAGATACTGCAGAGGGCGTTCGAGTCCATCAGAGACGAGCGTGCCAAGGGTGCCAATACAGCGAGGCGCATTGGCGATGCCTTCCTCTCCCTCCTAGCCTATGCCTCACAAGACAATGGTGCATACCTCTCTCGTGAGCATGACGATGCCGCCATGGGACTTATCACCTTCCTAAAGGGGCTTGTCTCCGAGGGGGTGGCTCACCTCAACCAAGGTGCACAGTTTGGTGGTTTTGTCTCTGGCATGGCCACAGGCAAGGGCGCAGCCATCGACGGCGATGGCAATGCTGAGGTCGAGAGCGTCAAGGTGCGCTCATACATGCAGGTGCTTGAGCTGATAGTCAACAGACTCTCAGCCTTCGAGGGTGACCAGTTCTTCACCGAGAGCGACACCATCGAGCAGGTCGATGACCTAGGCTCAGGTTGCTACGGTCTCCACCTCCGCTCCAAATACCAGGGCTATTTCACCGCACAGCACGTTAACAACGTCATCAAGGGCGTGGTCAACAACCTAGCCACAGCCACCACCTCGTCCACATCTGCCAGCTATTACACCTCATGGATGCGCATCAACAGCGTCAATGCCGTCCAAAACTACATCGAGGTCACCCTATACCCCGACACCGAGGTGCCAGGCGGACAAAACTTTCCGCCGTGCGAACTCATGAACATCGCCCGATTCGGCAACCAGACAGACGAGACCCTGCAGAGCTGCTTCTATGTCTCCTCCACCGAGGGGCGCATCGTCAAGCTCACAGGTGTCACCAAGCCCATACTGGATGATTACAACTACGGCATGGTCTTCGGCACAGTCCCCGAGTGGGTACAGTCCCTCAACCTTCCACTCGTCAAGGGCAGAGACTACCTATATGCCGCTGGCATCATCACACAAGACATCATACAGATAGACTACCATGGCAAGCCCATCGTCACCTACGTTGACAGAGGCCCATGGAGCGAGACCGCCGACTATTACAGCGCATCCCTCAATGAGGATACCCAAAAATACGAGTCCTCCGATGTCTGGTACACCGGCTGCAAGTGGAGATGCCAGAAGACAGGCACACACACCGCCCCACGGTGGAACAACACCGACTGGGCGATGATCGAGGGCAACCCCAACTTCACCATCGACTTCTTCGAGGCTGAGACCGTCTATGATTACGACAACTTCCGTGCGCCCCTCACCATCGTGGCATATCTCTACGGTCAAGACATCACCGCCGACATACTCGACAACGATGTCGCCTGGACACGCTACACTGAGAATTCCAGGGGCGAGCAGCGCGTCTCCTCCGACAACATCTGGTCACTCAACCGAGGCGGAGCAGGCAAGGCCATCGTCCTCACCCAAGACGACCTATCAGTCGACAGCGACGGCATCCCCAAGGTCATCCGCTTCACAGCCACCGTCACCCTGCGTGACGGCATGGGCGATGAGGTGGCTCAAGACGCCGCCTCATTCGAGTACGCCGTCTAAATTCAACATTCAACATTCAACACTCAACACTCATAAATATGAAGACTCGCAGATTAGACTTCAAGTTCACACCGCTCCAACTCAGCGTCTCCATGACGCTAGAGGGCAGCGTGCCCAACGAGCAGACCTATGATGCCGACAGTGGCGAATACGCACCAGACTATTCCCTCACACCTGCCGTCATCAAGCCTACCGTGGGCATCATAGACAGAGACGGCATATTGCAGAGCGGCTGCGTCAACAGCCAGCTCACAGATGTCTCCTGGTGCCGTGTCGTCGATGGTGTCGAGCAGACTACCCTCGTCAACGCCACCAACCAGCAGATCATCACCTTCTCGGGCGATGACACAGGCAAGATCCTCTGGTATCAGAATGCACAGCCACAAAAGCCCATCACCTTGCGCTTCAAGGCCAAGTTCCTCGACATACGCACAGGCGAGGTACGCAATATCACCCAAGACTTCCCGTTCACCTGCCGCAATGCCACCCTATACAAGCCAGTCCTCTTGCTCTCATGCGGTGACCGCTTTTACAACCCCCTGAGAGACGAGAGCCTAGCCACCGTCACAGCCTCCCTCAGGCTGGGCACAGAGGAGTGCGCCAAGGCCAAGCGCAAGTTCGCCTGGCAGATGCTGCGCAACACAGGCTACTACACAGACATCACAGATGACGACCTAGAGGTCAGCGTCTCAGCCGATGGCGACTCCATCACCATAGACCAGTCGCTCATGGGCGAGAGATGCAGCCTCCGCTGCCGTGCCCGATACAGTGCCACAGGCAACCCATCGGCCGTGGCACTCACCGATGCCAGCCCTACCAAGGTCATCACCTTCGCCCGACGCATACCGTCATTCGACTATGACTACATGGGCGTGACTGACAACCTGCCGCCAGGCACCACCTCCATACAGCCAGAGGCATACATCTACGACAATGCCGGCAAGATACCCGATGCCGAGCGCAATCTCTTGCCACTCTGGTACATGGGTGCCAACCTCTCCGCCACCAAGATAGACTATCGTCTCAAGGGTCACGGCATGCAGCCCACCATCAAGACCGACCTCGTCGACCCAAGCCGAGGCGCAGTCATGGCGCTCGATGTCAAGATACTAGACCCGCTCGCCCTGGCAGCCGATGCCGACGGCAAGGTCTTCACAGATGCCGACGGCACCCCATTCGTCTGGCACTAAATAATTCAACACTCAACATTCAACATTCAACATTAAAAAGATATGGAAAGATACATCAAAGCCAACCGCCTCGTGGTGGAGCACCTCCACCTACAGGGCGACCGCACAGAGCTTCAGGATGGCAACTTCCTCCTCTGGCTCCAAGACCTCATGGTCTTCGGTCCACTCTTCAACCTGGCAGCCATCTGCTCACAGATCGGAGCCATCGCCCTCACAGGCCAAGAGGCGCGACAGGAGCAGGAGGGCACTTCATGCCAGCAGCTGCCAGTGGCCACTGACCAGAGATTCATAATCAGTTCAACCAATAAGTCAGAGGAGGGTGAGTCATGAGTGGAGCCAGCAAGAGCGTCAGCATCAAGTTCATCAGCCGTGTCGGCACATACATGGCCATGATACAGTCACCAAACGGCGACCTATACCAGGAGTATCAGCGCAACGGAGACAAGGTCACCGTCATGCCAGACTTCTCTAAGACCAAGCCGCTACTCAACTTCGTCTGCACATCATCCCGAGTGGCTGAGGGGGTCTCCACGCCAGTCAGCATGCGCTACTACTTCAACGGCGTTGAGATCACCTTCGACTCCGCAGGCAAGTCCAGCGGACTCTTCACAGGCCTCTTCGAGAGAGTCGTGCCGTCAGCCTCACAGCTCTATTACGGTCTCCGCATCGTCGGCAACCTCGTCCAAGCCTCTGGCTATGCCCCCATCGTCATCAAGATGGTGGGCAAGATCTCAGCCAAGGCGCAGAGCGCAGAGGTCACAGACGACATCCAGGCAGACTACACCATCCCAGTCGGTCCATACACGGGCACGGCATACCGTGTCACCATAGCCGCGGGCGATGCCAAGAGCTTCACCCTCAGCAGCCCAGATGACAGCTGCGTCCTCGTTGCCAAGGCTCTGCAGGGCAATGACGAGATTACCTCCACCCTCTATTACAAGTGGTACAAGGCGATCAGCTCAGACACAGGCTGGCAGCTCATCAGCGATGCCACCACCGCCAAGCTCACCGTCAAGGCCGCTGATGTCACCTGCACACGTGACTACAAGGGCGAGGTCTACTGCGACAAGTCCATGGCGGCAGACAAGCTCATCGGCTACGACTTCGTCACCGTCATGGATGCCTCCGACCCATACGACATAGACCCATGTCCGAGTCCACTAGACATCACCATCGAGGAGGACACCAGCGGCAACGGCTCCGTCACATTCACCCCAAAGCTCGTGGTCAGAGGCAAGTCGCAGACCATAGACACCAAGTTCTACTTCACACTCAAGTCGCCGGCAGGCGTGGTGCTCAACACCGATGCCGCACGCAAGCCGACCGTGCAGCTCTCATCCTTCAACGTCACCAGAGACGACTGTCTCCATGGCGGAGGCACAGACATATCATTAACCATAGAGTCAGTCAAGTGATCATGGCAGTCAAGACATTACTCATACATTTCCTCAAGCTCGGTGTTGGCATAGCCAGCACCGAGATGGAGTATGCCGACTCCACCAGCTGCGATACTCCTCCAACAACAGGGTGGCAGACCACTCCACCACAGTGGCAAGATGGTCACTACATCTGGACACGCACACACATCACGTATACCAATGGCAAGGAGACATATACCTCTCCAGTCTGCACGACAGGCAGTCAGGGGCAGCAGGGTGAGCGTGGTGCCGTCCTCCGTGGTCCGCAGCTCTGGTCAGACTGCGGCGTGGGCTATTGCTTCGAGGCTGGAGAGACTGGCAAGGAGTGGAAGGATACCGTCATCTACAACGACAACACCTACTCCTGCGTCAAGAGCCACGTCAAGACTGCCGACAACTACCCCGGCAGCGCAGATGACATCAACAACGGCTACTGGCGAGTCGGCAGCCCCATCGAGCTGATTGTCGCCAACATAATCATGTCACGCTACCAGCTCGTCAAAAACCTCGGGGTCGAGACCATTGAGATGAAGGATGCCGATGGCAACATCGTCTTCCGAGCCAAGGATGGTGAGGTGTTGGCCAACAAGGGCACATTCAACAATATCGTGTGCGACCATGGCGAGTTCACCAATGCAGTTGTCACAGGTGACCTCAACCTGAGCACACTTCGTTATCTAGCCAACGAGGGCGGCAATATGGGCGCAGCCGTCATGGCCAAGGCTTTCAACCTGGGATACGGTCCTTTCATCTTGCCACACCTCAATGACAACGAGTGCATGAGAGTGGTCTTCTATAATCCAGTGATAACAAGAAGTTCACTGCCAGCCAAGGTCTCATGCCAAGGCAGCAATGATGTGTTGATGCCAGCTTCTAACATATACATCTCAACCTCATATCGTCAGATAGAAGTCTCCGGGTGGTGCGAGATGATCGGCTCAAACTTGATAAGTGGCAAAACCACATGGATATATAACTATATCGTGCAATCTTAAGATTAATTCATTATGATAGACAAAAAAACTTTCGACAAGGCTCATGACGTTAACACCGTCAACAGCAACCAGTCATTCCTCATGACTGACCAAAAAGGCAACGTCACCAAGATACCGTTGTCCGCCCTCAAGGCTGACCTCAGCCTGGGCAGCCACACATGGTGCGGCAGAGTGTGGAATACAGCCAACGCCACCCCTAAGGCGGCCATGGTGGTCGGCGACCTCGATGTCCTCCGTGAGCTGCCGCTCACCCTAGGTCTCGGCGCTTACCTCGTCAAGAATGACCACAGCCGCCGCAAGCTCGATGCCACAGACCATTACAAGTATGCCACGGGCGAAGCCGCCAAGCTAGACGGTTCACAGGGCCACTACCAGTGGGGATGGGGCAGAGAGTTCTACTTCGTCACCAAGGATGTCGGTGGCCTCCATTACGAGATGATCGGTCTCAAGCCTATCCCTGGCGAGTACAACTACAAGATCCCTATCGGCTCCATCTCCGCCTCAGGCTTCGCCACCATCGAGCGCAGCACAGGCAGACTCGTCAGCTTCATCAACACAGACTCTGACTACCGAGGAGGCAACAACGATGCCTCCCTTGACAGCACCAACCGCACCCTCTGCGGCAAGCCGGCAAGCTCGCAGACCACAGAATACTTCCGTGCCGCCGCACGCAAGAATGGCAAGGGGTGGCTCTGCACCACCATGCGACACACCACCATCATCGCCGCACTCATCGGGGTCATCATGGGCACACACTACGACCAAGATGCCGTCAACACCGCCAAAGACGCCAACGGTCTCTACCAGGGCGGTCTCGGTGCAGGCACCTCAAACTTCAACTGGGAAACCTGGGGCACTTACAACTCCTACCGCCCATTCCTCCCCATGTCCGCAGGCATCGAGCTGGGCGACAGCGTGGGCGAGACTACCTACGCAGTCAAAAATGACGCTGGCACCACGGTCTACACAGCCAAGGTCTCCAGCTTCTTCGGTCTCAAGCACGCACAGGGCGGCTACCTCTGGCGCATGATGGATGACGAGCAGGTCCGCATCAACTCCGATACCACCGCCACACACCTCGTCGCACCATCCATCTACGGCTCATGGACCATCGGCTCAGCCACGGGCATGAAGGCTTACAGCACATCGCCTGCCACAGGCGAGGGCTACATCACCCGACTCTCCATGGAGCATTTGGAGAATTTCGCCACGGCCGTCGGAGGCAGCGAGACCACATACAGGACTAGCTATTTCTGGAATACTTCCAAAGCTACGAGCGGTTTCCGTCTCTGCCTGCGTGGGTGTCACGCTAACAGTGGCGGTCGATGCGGTTCTTCGTCTCTCAACGTTTACGATGCTGTCTCGAATGCCAGCGGTTTCATCGGCGCCGCCCTCTGCGAAGCAGCATCCGAGTGGTCAGTGGAGCCAGAGTATTACGCAGCGGCCTAAAGTCTGCAAAAGCTTGCTGGGTGTCCAAAAGTTTACTAGGTGTACATTAGCATACAGGGCAACCGCGGCGTAGCCGCAAGCACCCAGCGAGCGCAGCTCGCACCCTCAGATACCGCCTTTGGCGGTCGGCGACCAAAATTTTTAGCCCATATTGGCAAAAAAACGCTCTTTGACTTCTTTCCATCCGATTTTTTTATTAACTTTGCAGTGGTTTTCTAACCAGGGTGTGACCCTTGGTGCTGGTTTCCGTCTCTGCCTGCGTGGGTGTAACGCTAACAATGGCGGTCAATGCGGTTCTTCGACTCTCAACGTTAACAATGATGTCTCGAATGCCAACGGTAACATCGGCGCCGCCCTCAACTTAAACACTAGAGACTCTCTTATACAGGGCTATCGTTTGCTGCCCTGTTCGAGATAATAGGGTCAGTCCTCGCCCCATGGCGATACATACACACACCAAGATTAGCTGGTAGATGATGACAATAAGGTCATCCGGTCGAAGGTTATGAACATTAAAAAAGCAGACACCATTTTTCCAGTGCAGGCTATCTGCACAGATACACAGTTTACACAGATTATTACACAGACTTAACACCGTAAGAGTTATGAGAAGGTTTGGCCATATCTCGCCACAGGTCGAGACACTCGACAACTTCAGACGTGCATTCTACGACTATGCACGCCAGAAGATGCATCGCCAGTCGGTGCAGCAGTTCGAGGCAAACCTAGACCATAACCTAGACCGCATGCTCGGGGCATACCAGTCAGAGTCCTGGCACACATCACCCTATGTGGCAAAAGACATCGACTATCCCAAGCATCGACAGGTCAACAAGCTGCCAGTGATCGACCACGTGATGCAGCATGCCGCCCTCGCACCTGTCGAGGCAGACCTGCGCCGCACCATCCATGGTCACAGCCCAGCTGGCACCAAGGGCAAGGGCACACATTATTTCTATCAGCTTGTGAAGCGAGACATTTTCTCCTCGCCACAAGCCGAGACCTTCTATTGCCTGCCCATGGATATCCACCACTATTTTCAGTATATCGACCACAACCTGCTTAAGGCAGAGTACCGCCGCAAGATCAAAGACCGCAAGCTCCTCGCCTTCATCGACGAGGTGGTGGATAGCTTCAATCCCGGCATCGTGCTCGGTGTCAAGCTAGCCCAGCTCTTGGGGCAGCTCTTCCTCGCTCGTTTCGACTACCTCGCCATCCGCTGCTTCGACATCCTCCAAGATGCCGACCGCTTCCGCTATTGGCAGGCTCGCTACGTCAGCGAAATGCTCGTTACATGCCGCACACCTGAGCAAGCTAGACTGCTAAGTGGGGGGGTGAAATTCCTCAATGACCGCTTCGAGCGGTTCTGCCAACAGGGGCTCAGCCATTATTATCGCTTCATGGACAACATCTACATCCTCCACGAGGATAAGGTGTTCCTACGCCTCATGGCAGAGCTCTCCGTCATGCACCTCGCCAGAGACTGGCATCTCTCTATCAACAAGTCATGGGGTGTCCATCGCACTTGCGATGGCATCGACTTCTGCGGTCAGATCATCTACGCTGACCACGCCCTCTTGCGCAAGAGATTCAAGCATGATCTCTGCGCACAGGTGGCAAAACTCCGCAAGCAAGGTTACTCAGAGCGTCAGATCCAGCTCAAGGCAGCATCACGCCTAGGGCTGGGCATACACGCCAACACAAAAAATCTATATAAGAAAATCGGTATGGAAAGATTTGGTAAACTCGTAAAGGCACGCCGTGCGCGCGTCCCTTTCGAGGGAATGGAGAAATCACAGCAGCAGTCCATCGAGGACATCATCTGCAGTGAGGGTCAGGATGAGAACAAGTTCCTCATCCAAGTCATAGATTACAAGGTCGATGACTCGGTCATTGAGAAGGAGACCGTGCAGGTCGAGGAGACTGCCGCAGACGGCAGCACCCACCTCGTCACCAAGGAGGTGCCCAAGAAGCGCCTCACCCTGCGCTATCGCATCATCGACCACATCGAGGGCACCACAGAGGTCTGGCAAACCACCGACCACTACCTCTATACAGGCTCCAAGATCCTGATAGACCAAGCCCTCAACGACTTCTGTCGTGACGAGCTACCATTCTCAACCGTTGTCAAGGAGCTTCACAACAAGTTCAAAAAGAAGTTCTATAAATTCACATAAACGGTTATGAAAAAGATTTATCCAGCTCGCAAGAGCTTCGTCAAATATGACGATGATCACTTCTTGCTCTACCTCGGTGAGCAAAAAATAGAAGACTATCACCCGGAGACAAACACTCCAGGTTCTTCGTCAGACGACAAGTCCAAGGCAGCGGACAAGGGCATCACCGCCTTCAGCTACGAGGGCACAGAGCCAGACGGCTCCACCAAGATTGCAGCCCAGTCAGCAACCTACGATGACTTTGCCGCAGGTTTGGTTCGCACCAAATACAGCCAAAACCAGGTCGAGGCCATCCTGTGCAACCATGGCGATGGCAATGAGGAGCACCAAAAGGAGTATGACACCTTCCAGGCTTGGCGCATCCAAGCCAAGGAGATGGCTCATGAGGTGCTTGAGAGAGCGGTCTAATTGATAAATACCCGATAGCGAGGTGGCTATCGGGTATTTTTATTTTTCCACCTACCTAATTACCTTTGCATAATAAAAAGCAAAAATATCATGCAGAGAAATACTAAAGAATGGATACAATACGGCTCAGCCATCGTGGTGCTCACCTCTGGCATCGTACTGGCATACGTCAGCTATTTCACATCACAGATGCGAGATGTCACTGACAACGTGCTCTGGTACTTTGCTCAGACACTCATGTATGCTGGCTCCATCTTTGGCGTGGCTATCGCCATCGATGCCAAGTTCGAGAATATCAAAAACAAATTTTTTAATCATAAAAACAATGAGACAGAT